GAAGACCTTGAGACGCCCGTCCTCGATCAGGGCCAGAGACAAGGTCGGGATCTTCGACTGCGCGACGTTCGTGACGTTGACGACCGTGCCGGTCTGGGTCGTGTTCGTGAGCGTCTCGCCCGAGGTAATGATCCCGTCCAGGATGCGGAAGGCGATCGTCGTCAAGGGACCCGCCGAGAGGTTCGCAACCGCGGTCAGGATCGCTCCTGACGTCGCGCCAACGAGCACGTCGCCGGCGTTGATCGTGCCGGTGATCGAGTCGTAGTCGAGGGTGATCTCCGGCTGCGAGTAGGGCTGCCATGCGAGGCCTTCGACGGTGTTCGTCGCACCACCGCCGCCCGTGCTCACGGCTCCATTCGTCTGCCCGGTCTTCGCTTCGCCGAGCGTCATCGTGCCCGACACCGGACGGAACCGCATGATGGTCTGTCCTTCCCACGTGTCCATGACGACCGTGCCCACCGCGGAGCTCGTGCCCCCGACGATGGACTCGCCGTGCTCGAAAACCTTGGGGTTGGCGCCAGAGCCGGTGAACGAGGACGCCACGCCGACCTTGTTGATCGCGATCTGCTCGAACCCGCAGGCCTCGATCAGCGGCGCCCACACCGGGATGTTCCCCGTGGCCGCGGCGTTGGAGGACCCGGCGAGCTCCACCGAGAAGGTTGCCGTCGCCTGCACCATCCCCGAGATCGAGGTGAGCGGGTCGATCGAGCCACGCACGATCTCGCGTTCATACTGCTCGACGTCGAAGTTGAACTTCGGGTCCTTGACTTGGATCTTGGCGTTGGCCGCCGCGATCAGGGAGGGGAACAGCACGCCGGCCTGCGTCTCGCGGCCGACGAACATTTGAAAAAGGCGCTTCTTGGCCATGGTGTTGGTCCTCGATTTAGATCGCGACGGTGGGATCGCTCAGGAGATGTCGGAACTGGATCTCGACGTCCACCTCGGCGATCGCGAGGGGGAACCCGTCGGACTCGTTGGCCACGCGGTGGCCAACGATGTACGTGTCAAAGGCGTTGGAGGAGCCGGAGGCCGTGCCGCGTCCGCAGTCGGTGCGCAGGGCCTTCACGACGTCGGTGACGAATCGAGCGATGTCCTGAGACCAGCTCGACGGCTCGCGGTTCATCACAAGCGACAGCGTCAACTTCAGGCGGCACTCGACCTGATCGATCGAGCCGTACTTCTGCCCGGTGTCGTCATGCAAGACGACGACCGCGGGGCGCTCGGGCAAGTCGAGCACGTTGCCCTCCATGCGATGGACCCGTGACACGGTCGTGTAGAAGTCCGTGCCCGTGGCGATCGCGGCGAGCGTCGTTACGACGTTCGCGAGGATGCGCTCTTCGACAGTGTCGCCGGGGGGCATTAGAACGCCTCCTCGACGACGGTGCGGATGCGCCAGTGGTGCGGACCCGCTTGGTCCATGCGCAGCGTGTCCTCGACGAAGATGACCTCGATGGCACTCGCGTCGGTCTCCCCGAGCGGGGTGAAGTTCATCGCGAAGACGCCGCCGAGAGAGTCGTCGAAGAGCCTCTCGATGCGGATTCGCTCGCCGGGGGTCGCTTCATCCCACACGAGCTCCCAGGCGCGATTTGCCCGCTCGTTGATCTCGCGCGCGCGGACACGCCCGAACTCCTCCGCGGTGTTCCGGACGCCGTCTCGCCGGCGGATCTCGACCGTCCCAAACTGCGGCCGGGCGCCGGTCGTCTCTGTGCGCATGGTGAGCGTCGCCATCAGACGAGCCCCCTGGCGATCTCCGCCGCCGCCGAGCGAATGGAAGCCTCGCGCGCAGGCTTCAACCCGTTCCAGGTGTCGAAGAAGCCCAGACGCGAGGGGGTCTTCTTGGTCGGGGCCTTGGGCCCGGGGAGCTCCACCTCGCGGACCAGGCGGAACATCGCGACACCGTTCCCGCGCGCGCTCTTGAACCGCTGGCGCTGCTTCCCATCAGGTCGCAGGACGAGCAGGAGCTCGCCGGAGTCGAGGCGCACGAAGTAGGTTCGGCCTGGGTTGGCGGCGATGAGCTGGCGCGCGGAGAAGCGAGCCACGCCAGCAGCCGTCAACGCGGGCGGAAGCGGGATCGTCAGGAAGCGCGCGTTCTTCGGTCGGATCACCCCGCCGAACTCCTGGATGGGCGCGTAGACGACGCCATCGGAGTAGCAGGTGAGCCTGATGTCCTGAAGGCGAGAGCCGGCCGCGAAGCGGTGCTTGATCGAGCGGCGGAGCATGCCGGTGCGGTTGCGCAGTGGGCCACCGCCGCCGATGCGGTCCTGGACGCCGCGCTCCCACTCCTGGCCCCAGCGCTGCACACGCGGAGCCATGCGGCGGTGCATTTCCGCGGGCACGCCCTCGAGCCGCTTGAGCACGCTTTGGAGACTCTCTGCCGTCGTCACAGGAGAGTGACCCTCCGGTCGTGATCGAGGGCCGTGTAGAAGTCCTTCAGCGACTCGAGCGGCTTTTCGTACCCCACCGAGTTGCCGTTCCCCATCGCCTTGAGGCTGCCCTCGGGGGCCTTGGCGCGGTTGAAGCGGTTCACCACCTCGCGAGCACACGCACCGGAGATGCGCCGGTAGGCTGCGACGAAGGCGTCCGTGTCGACCGCCATTCCTCCGGTGTAGGTGATTTGCACGTAGCCGGGATCGAACGAGGTGTCGATCCCATCGAACTCGATCTGTCCGTCAGTCGAGATGATCTTGTAGTGCGAGCTCTCCAAGGTCGCGACGCTCGAGAAGTCGCGCGAGTCGCTGTACTGGATTGAGAAGGCCGAGCTCTTCGAGATCGGGTAGCCGTCGAGCGTGAGAATTCGCTGATTCACCGCGATGTCGTAGATTTCCGTACGCTGCGTTTGGAGCGTGTGCCTCCTCAGGTAGCGCTCGGCCTCCTCGCTCACCTCGCCGATGAGTTGGCTGAGCAAGGCATCCTGGTCAGACCCAGTGATGGCTCGCATCAGCTTGACCATCGCCAGAGTGGTGAGCTCGAGCTGCACCGATCAGTCCTCGTCGATGCCGGTGGGTTCGGTGTCGGCAGTGGTCTCCGGCGACGGTGCATTCGAAGGATCGAACGGCACGTCCTCGACCTCGACGCGGAAGCAGTCACTCTCGACCGAGGGGTGTCCGAGCACGGCCGGGTGATCGATCGGCACGTCCTCGCCGGCGTAGGCCACAACCGCGCCGGTCTTCGGATCGAGGAGCAGCGAGCCCTGGCGCACGCGGAGCATGGTCTTGGTGCCCATCACGAACCCTCCGTTTCCTTGAAGCGCTTCGTGGGAGCCGCGGCGCTCGCGTTCTTGCGGGCGGCGTCGGCCGCAGCCTGCTTCTCGGCGAGCTTCTTCTTCTCCTCGTCCTTCGCGGGCTGCGCCATGGCGAGGATCGCCTGAGGGTGTCCGAGCGGGCTCGGGCTTGCCTGCGCGAGCTCGTCATCCGGGACGTTCTCGAGCTTGTGCTCCTGCCCCTTGCACCACAGGCGCTCGAGCGGGTGCGACCAGTCGACGACGTAGCCGGGCCCGCCGCGGTAGGTCTCTTCGCCGAACGCGTAGAGCACGCGCATTTCGGGCTTGTTCGTGCGCTCGTCGATCCGCCCGGTCGGCTCCTTCACCACGTCGGGGAAGTGCAGGGCGTACTGCGTGCCCAGGCGCACGCGCGCGAGTTTCGCGGTCAAGTGCGCTGCGGGATCGTTGGTCTTGATCTTCTGTTCCATCACCGTCGTCATGTCTCACCGTGTTCGGCCTTGGAGTGTGGACGGGCGCGGCAGGCGGCCTAGGTCCTGCCGCGCCCGTGTGGAATCACGCGCTCAGCGTCAGACGCTGAATTCGTAGCTGCCCGCGCCACTCGCTGCGACGGGAGACGCCTTCGCCTCGGACGCGGCTTGAGCGATGCTCACGCCTTCGCTGCGGTCACCCTCGAGCAACACGACCGAGACATCGAAGATCGATGCGGCCGCGCCGACGGTGCCGACGACGCGCAAGAACTTCTTGCGCTTCGAGAGCTGCATCTGCGCCACGTAGATGAGGTTGTCGTCGCTGGCCTTGACCTTCTGCGAGAACGCAGCGCCAGTGACGTCTGTGTAGCCAGATCCGAGCGTGTCGGACTCCTGGACTTTGACGTCGAGCGTCGCGGACGCGCCGAGCACCCCGGTCTTCAGGATGATCATTGCGTAGTCGAATCCGGTCTTGGTGAAGCCGGTTCCGTTGGTTGCGCCCGTGCCGTAGGAGGCCGGAGCGATGGCCGCAACTGCGCGGCAGTGCGTCTTGGGATCGCGATGGACCATGATTGGTGTCCTTCCTTGGTTCTGGTTCTGGTTCTTGGTGGGGAGGGACAGGTCACGCGGACGCGACGCAGAACGACGTCGCCTGATCCACGCCGATGTCGCAGCGCATGATCAGACGCACCGTCGAGGTGTCGTTCGTCTGGTTCGTGTCGCCGCCGTCGAACACGCGGATCTCGAGGCCGCCCATGCGGGCGAGCATCAAGGCCGTCCAGTCGCCGAAGATCGCGGCGTTCGCGCCGGAGCTCGGGAGCTGCGTGGTCCACTCGAAGGGGAAGCCGAGCAGCGTGTCGATCGGACCTGCGCTGAGCATGCGACGCTCGAGCGGCTGGGTGTTGTCGTTCGGGTCCTTGATCTTCTCGATCGCCGAGAACTTGACGGCCGAGATCGCCCAACCCGGACGCCCGCGCAGCGCGTTCGCGTTGCGCAGCGCCGCACGCATGTCGACGAGCTGGTCGTAGGTCGGACCGGCGAGCGTGCTCGTGAGCACCCCCGTCTGGTTCGCGACGCCCTTGGGCTGCTCGCCGTTCCCCGTGCCCACGAGGGCCGCGAGGTCGATCGCGCGCGCGAACTGCTCGCGCCCGGAGTCGATGATGAGCTGGTCGGCCGCCGGGGCCGCCGAGGCGAGCAGCTCGTTGGTGATGTCCGTCAGGGCCATCAGCTTGCGCGGACGGAGCTTCAGGTTCGCGAGCGTCGCGTCGGACTTCGAGCCCGGCGCACCCTCCGCGACCCAGCTCGCCGTGATGTCCGCCGAGAGGCGCGGGATGGTCACGGGCGCATTGGGGAAGCCGGGCTGGTCACGCATGCCGAGCTTCATGCACACGACGTTCGAGCGCAGCGGCTGGATGATCTGCGCGACGGCCTGCTCGGGGACGATGAAGCCGCCCGATCCGTCGACCGTGGTCGACATGGCGCGGGTCGTCTTGAACATCTCCGCTTCGAGTCCGGCGGCAGACCAGTTCCGGGTCTTGATCGCGTGCGCGGCGCGCGCGAACGAGAAGTCCTTGCGGGCGTCTCCGGTCGGCTCGGTGCCGGGCACGGAGAAGGTCGGGAAGATCGCCGAGAGGGCCTTGAGACGCGTGTTGATCGCGTCCTCGACCATCTTCGTCAGCTTTTCGGCGCGATCGTTGTCGCGCTGGTCGGCGTGCTTGGTCAGCTCACCGACGAGATCCTTCTTGAGCGCTTCCAGCGACGGAAGCTCGGCCACTTCGGGCGGCATGATCGGGTCCTTGCGTTGAGGTCTTCAGGTCCCGCACGGCCGCCGCGAGCAGTGCTCGCTGGAAGCCGGTCGGGTCCGCCTCGCGCGTCGGCCCGGTCGTTCGCTCGGTCGGAGGGCAGTGCGCCTCGCGACTCTCGGTCTCTCCGCGGGTGAGTTGCGTTTCGGATGAGGTGCCCTCCGGGCGACGTTGCCCAGAGAACTGTTCAGTGATCGCGACCATACGGGCCTCGATCGGGGCCAGGGCCGCGCGTATTACGCGCTCCTGCTCCTCGCTCACGATCCGGCGTAGAACGGCCTCGCCAGTGGGCACGCTCGGCGCCGCGGCGATGGGCGCGGAAGGCTCAGGCGCGCGATCGGCGCCCTTGATCCAG